GTTGGCTGTAGCACCACCACCAGTGCTATTATCGCCAGTTTGACCACCAGCACCACCACCACCAGAGCCGCCAGCTCTACCATTATTAGCTTGCCAGTGGCCTCCGCCACCACCGCCAATAGAAGTGACAGTTGTAATACCTGAACCAGCTATTGAGCTGTTAGCACCGTCACTCCCAGTACCGTTTGAATTGCCCGAACCACCAGCACCTACTGTAACGGTATAACTTGCTTGATTAATTGAAAGATTATCTAATGTAAGTAAACCACCAGCACCGCCTCCACCTCCACGAAAGCTACCACCCCCACCACCTCCGCCAGCAACAACTAGGTAATCTACAAGTCCCGCTACGTTTGTTGCAAATGTTCCACTAGATGTAAACGTGTGGATAGTATAAATACCTGATGTTGTCTTAGTCCCACCTGTAGCAGTCATAGCAATTCCCGTTGTTGCTTTCTGCCAAGCTACTCCATTATAAACAGCTAAAGCTTTAGATGATATTCCACTGACTATACTAGAAGAAGTATTAAACCACATGTCACCTTGTGCTGGGCTTGAGGGAGCTGTTGCTTGGCTAATATAAAAATCAGTTTTTACTTTAGTAACACTCCCATCAGGTGGCACAACTGTTGAACCAACAGGGCTAATTGTATTTACAAATATGTTTCCAGTTCCAGATGAGGGAGCAGCAGTGAATGTTAATGTTGTTCCACTTACGGCATAAGCATTGCTGTCTTGTGTCACTCCATCCACGCTGACCAATATAGATTGATCGTTAGCAATCTGAGCCGCTAGAGTAAAAGTAGTATCTGATCCATCGCCATTAAATCTTTGCACTGCCGGGAGTGATTGGAAGTTAGCTGGTATTTTATTCCCAATATATGCCATTTATGTTTGCTCCATAATGCTCGCTGTGACACTTACTTTATCTGCAATAGAGCAAGCTACTTGCAATTTATCTGTAGCTTCTAATACAACTTTAGCACCGCTTAAAAACTCCAAACTAGAACCAACTGGAATTGGAGCATCCTTAACTAAGAAAGTAGTAGTATTCGTTGCGCTTCGACCACCGCCAGAAGTATCTGATACCAGTTTAAGTGATGCTGTTACTTGACTTGTGTGTATATTAGCTAAAACAATTCCAATTACAACAGTCGTTGTTGAGCTTGGAGTTGTATATAAGTCTTCCGCAGTATTTGCTGAAGCACTCATTACATCATGTGTAACAACTTTAAACGTATTCGCCATTATTTATTCTCCTATTATCCTAGCGCAATTGCCATAGCAACCGCTGTTCCTGCTGGGTCGCCACTACCGACTACATTAGTTAATTGTGATCCGTCAACTGCTGGCATTCTTGAAGATCCATCGAGTTGAGGTATATTATTTGCTCCTGTTCCAACATTTAAAACAGCCGCTGTGCCTAAACCTAATGTTGTTCTTTGTGCTGACGCACTTGCATCATCCAAGAGAGCTTTACCAGCTGTAGTTAAATTATAAGTTGCCGCCGCACCAGAACCTGTAAATTGTATTCCTTTATCTGCCGCTGAAGTTAAACCAGCAATAGCCGCTAAATCTGCATCATATGCTTGTACATTTGATCCAATTGCTAATCCAAGGTTTGATCTGGCTGTACCAGCATTAGCTACATCAGATAAGTTATTAGCTGTTTTATTAAACGCAGTTGAGTCCAATCCATCTAATGTATCTGCATCAACATTTAGATTGTCTATAAATGCTTTATTTACTCGACTATCAATGGCTGAATTTGCTCTTGCGGCAGTATAATATAAATTGCTTCCCTCTGATAAATCTCCTGTATCATGGTTGCTTATAGAAGTAACTGTCCCAGTAACATTACCAACAAAAGCAGTTGACGTTATACTTGTTGCCCCTGTTACTACTCCGGCATCAACTACAATAGTGCCATCCAAGACGATTTGCTGTCCAGCAACTGGTGTAATAGTTAAGTCAGTTCCAGCAGTGCTAGTTATTGCATTTCCATTTATGTTTATATTATCTACTTGAAGAGCAGTTAATGTTCCTACTGAGGTAATGTTTGTTTGTGCCGCTGTAGTTATAGTTCCAACGACAGTTGTTGCAGTCATTGCCCCATTAACAGTAACATTGTCGTCTATTGCTAATGTTCCTGTAGAAGATACAATTGTATTGCCATTTAAGTTAATATTATCAACTGTAAGGGCTGTTAGCGTTCCAACTGATGTTATATTAGTCTGAGCCGCACCTGTCACTGTAGCGGCTGTTCCTGATGTATTACCTGTGACGTTACCTGTTACATTCCCCACTAAATTTGTAGCAAGGTTTTTATTCATGGTAAATCGGTCATTTGTTGAGTCATAAGACAGAATGGCATCAGCACCATCTACTTTAATTCCAGCACCATTAGCCGCACCAGCATTAGCCGCACCAAAAGCAACTGTAATTTGTTTATCTACTACATTCAAAGTCTCTGAGTTTACTGTTGTAGTAGTTCCATTAACAGTTAAATTACCAGCAACTACAACTGTTCCTGTATTATCGCCATGAGTAGCTGGATCAATTGTAAATGTTGATGGGCCTCTTAAATAACCTGTAAGAGTAGTATTTCCACCTGATATAGTAGTAAAAGCACCTGTAGTGGCTGTGCCTGCTCCTATAGTTCCATTAACATTCCCTGTTACGTTTCCTGTTATATTACCGGCAAAATTAGTTGACGCTGTAATTACCGTTCCACCAACTGTCGTGCCTGTTATTGCCGCTGGGGTTGCCGCACCAATTACTGTGCCGTCTACATTGCCGCCATCAATATTAACACTTGCTAATGTAGCTAAACCTGTAGTTGACGCTGTAGTAAAAGCACCAGTTGATGGACTTGATGATCCAATGGTTGTTGCATCTATTGCACCACCGTTAATATCTACAGTTGATAGAGTAGACGTTCCAGTTGCTGATAAAGTTGTAAATGCCGCTGTTGAAGCTGTATTGCTTCCGATAGTTGTTGCGTCTACTGCACCGCCATTTATATCAACTGTAGCAAAAGTACTTGTCCCAGAACTAGTGACATTGCCAGCCACGTTTCCAGTAACATTGCCTGTTATATTTCCAGTAAATGCTGTGGAAGTGATTGCAGTCGCGCCAGTAACTACACCAGCATCAATTACAATTGTTCCATCTAAAACTATTTGTTGTCCGTTTAATGGACTTATTGTTAAATCAGTTCCTGCCGTGCTTGTAATTGCATTGCCGTTTATATTAATATTATCAATTTGAAGGGCTGTACCTGTAATAGTTGTACCAGTAAGAGTTGTTCCTGTTATTGCCGCCGCCGCATTATTACCAATTACTGTGCCGTTTATTAAACCACCAGTAATATTAACATTATCTAATAGACCTAATTCGATTGTATTCTGTAATTCTGTTCTAGTAATCTTCTTAGTAAGATCAGTAGAAAGATCAACAATTACAAAAACATCGTCGTTGTGAACATCTGCACCAACAATCGCTGGTAATTGGGTAATCTTTAGATCAGCCATTTTATCTCCACCTTATTTTTTCGCATATTATCATAATTTATAACGCTTGTCTTGCTCCGAATGTTATTCCGTAAATTGAAGCCGCTGTAATGTTCCATGAAGTCTCATTTGATATTAATCTAAATAAACCTTTTGCACTGGATAAAACAACAGTTGAATTATCAGTTGGTGCTGTTTTTATACTAGGCCAAATATCAATGGTAACATTTCCACCACTGTCACTGTTAACATCAGCTAAAACTTTATGTAAACTAGCAGTCGCACCAGCTCCAACCTGTAAATAGTCACCGCTTTTTAACCAGCCTGTTTGACTAGCAGTTGCACCATCTATTATCAAAACATCTCCTGTCTGACTTGACCCTTGTATAATTGGCGTTCCTCCAGCACTTCCTCTTGGTGTTACTCCAGATGGATCACCCATTAAGAAAGTTCCCAACATTCCACGCAATGTAACAAGGAAAGCAACCCATTGCTCTGCGTCTGCTCTGTTCATTGGTGGCAGTGTAACTTCTGCTTCCCATCGTTGACCAGAATGAGCAACCACTTGCTGTTTATTACTAAAGGGAGACATTGAAGCCGCAACACTGTTAATAGTTCTTAATGTTATAGCATTTGCTCCGACATGAGTTGGAAATGTTAAAGGATACGATATGGACATTAATTAAATGCGGCTGAGAATGAGCCACCCCTTCGTTTTGCATCCAACACTGCCATTTTAGTTGTTTCTGCTATTTTTGGCATAAGCTGAATAATTTCTGTTCTAACAGTTTGTTGAACTCCTGTGGATACATTAATAGTTTGGTTTATTGTTGTTCCTAAACCTTGTCCTTTTGTGTGATCTACTACAGTTTCCTGTGGATGTAATATAGCATGGAAACCACCTCGACCATCAACACCACCAGACCTAGACCCAGAACCTGTATAGCCACCACCTTCATTGCTTGGGACAGGAGTTGGAATATAACCACCTGTTGATCCTTGAGAATAACCAAACGCTCCCATAATACCTCTAACTGCCTGCTGTACTACCATCACTCGATATAACTCTTTTATAATATTAGTCGCCATTGATTTAAACGCATCTTTTACTGTTGTAGTTCCTTCAGCTAAACTCATTAAACTATTACCTAAATCTCTTGAGGCTGAAGTTGCTATCTTATTAAAATCTAATGCCGCACCAGTAGCAATTTGGTATTTATCTGTTATTACTGTTAATTTTTCAGCGTGTTCTTGTTGAGTTAAAACTTCTCTCTCTAATGCTCTATCTAGCATTGATACAGCAAATTCATAATCTTGAGTTAATGTAATAACAGGTTTTATTTTATTAACATATGCCTCTAATTGTTGTAGTTCTTTATCTACTGGGGTTTTTTCCCTTTTCTTTTTTACTGGTGTTGTAGGTGCGGCCATTCTTGATTCAACATACAACATATAATTTAAATGATGTTTAAATGCCTTTTGCTCCTTTCGAAATTGGATTTGTAGAGCATTTTCCTTTTTAACCGTTGTGTTTTCGTTTATTTGCTCTAGAACTGCCAATAATCTTTCAGAACTTTCTATTTGTTCCCTAAATGCTTCTAATTGTCTTTTATTACCACCATATTCAGTAAATATGGCTTTTGTAACTTGATGTACTTCGTTCAATGCATCTATTCTATCTTTTTCATTATCAGCCGTATTAGAAACATCAGATAAAACATTTAAATATTTTATTGCTTGTGCTTCAGTTAACCCAAATTCAAGTCTAGTTTTATGCATTATTGTTGATAATTCTTGACCTAAGATTTGATTACCGTTACGAAAATTTTGTTGTCCTATCATTTCTTCATATAATCTAAATTGTTCAACATTGCCTCTTGATCGACCAAATTGCCTAAAATTTTCATCAAGGTTCATATTTAATATTACTTTATTATAATCCATTTGAGCTTTTTGAGCGGCTCTTACCGCAATTGCAACATCATCAAATCTTTGCGCTTGTGAATTTATTGGTGCAAGTGATTGTCTTGTTAATTTTGTAACTAATGTTAATTGTTCTCCTAAATTATCTAAACTTTCACTAAAACTTTTTGCTTCACCACTAGCCGCACGAAAAGCCGCAATTATCGGAAAACCAATAGCGGCTAAAACACCTAGTATCGGCATAACAATTCCTAATGATCCACCTAATAAAGCAAAACCACCAGCCAACTGAGGTAACTGCATACCCATAACACGAAACATATCTGTTCCCATGCTTCCTTGAACAGCCATGTCTCCTAATTGGTTTGCAGTATTATTAAAGATAAATCTAGTTCGGCCATCCAGTTTTTGACCCATTCTAGTAAAAGCATTGCCTGATTTTGTTGCTGATGCGACAACTTTAGTTTCCGTCTTTTTTGCTTTGTTACCAAGGTTATCTAGAGCTTTCCCAGCTACATCTGCACCTTTTTTTAGTGGGACTGGATCAAGTTCAAGTCTAAACTTTGCCATGATGTTTTCTTTCTGCGTTATCTAATGCTGTAACAAATCTGACTAATCTATGTCGTTGAATAGGGCAATCTGCTCCAATGTGTTTACAGTATGACATAATTTCCGAAAATGGAATAGGAGAAACTCCAGCCATTCCTATCATTCTTGAGTTTCGTAAGTTCATAAATGCTACCCATGCAAAAATGTTTTCTGGTAATATTCTATCTGTTGCTTTTAACGCACCCTTGCTTATTAAATACTTTTCATCATTTGGCTTATATTTAAAAGAATACAAAAGTGCGTCTATTAGTTTTTTTCCGTTACCTCATCTGCTTTATTAATAAAGTTCCCAATCTCTTCAACATATTTACTAAAGTCTAAAAAATAATTAACTAACTCTTCAATTCTAATTTGAGCTAACTCCATAAAATTCTCTCTATTGCATTGCATTGGTTTGCCATTATTTAGAATATTAGTCTCCCAGCTAATTATGCAAGCATCATATAAAGAATGTAATCTCATCTCACCTAATTCTTTACTCATGTTAGACATTTCTTGAGCATACTTTTTCTTGTCTTTGAAATGGTCGGTTACTTCCATTGTTTTAACTTGTCTTTGTGTATCAATTTCATCGTTTAGCTTTTGCCATTCAGTATTTATGTAACCTCCAGCTCTGCAACGAATTGATATAAATGTTTTACCTTTAGATAAATAGCTTAAATGGTTTGGTAGTTCGCGTTTAAATGTCATATCTGACATTCGTGGTTTAGATAAGTTTAGCATTGATTGTCCTCTCAAGGTTGTGGAGGTGGAGCAACCTAACCCCACCCCCTAACAGGCCACCTGTTATTCTGTTTTTATTATCAAGATACTGCTTTTGTTACTTTTAATACACAAGCATCTGACGCACTGTATTGTGGCATGATTGTAATATCTTGCATTGCATCAGCACCTGAAAAATCTATGTCTCCACCTGAGAATGTACACAATGGAAATATAAGTGTGTATTTTTTGCTTGAGACTGACCCTAATGGATAGGTCACTGAGAAAGGCGTGTGATTTGCCCTAGCCGCATTATATATAGCAAGAAAGTTTGCTTCTATATACATTCTTGCAGTAATTGTTGGAACAAATGCACCTCTAGTAATTCCACATAAATCAAGACTAGATAATTTTGTTTGCCTTTCTCTATTTTCATAAGCAAAGTTAATGGTTGAGCTTTCCATGCAATTTAATGTGTATCCATTATATACAATCGTACCAACATCAACTCCTGATTGTAATGGTATTTTCTCTGTTGGATTAGTATATGATGAACTACCGATTGCTGAAGTTGTTGCAATATCTGAGCCAATACCTTGAACATCAAACGAAAACTGCACGTCAGCATCTGAAGATAAAGTAAGAGATCCACCAGTTGCTTGTACACCTCGATAACGCATCATTGTTAATGTTCCACCAACTCCTGCTGGTATAGCATTTTCAACAGTTAATGTTTTTATTGTTTTTGCATCCTTTAGAACATTAGTTGCAAACGCTCCTTGAAGCAAAGTTTCTAGCCATAAGTCATAATTTCCATAAATAAATGTTCCAGATAATGTACCTGATACATCTAATCCCGAAACTCCAACTCCACCTCTTGCACCGCCAGCAATTAAAGTTTTGCTTTCATATATTGATGGTGTTGCTGTCATAAGTATTGGAACATCAGTCGTTTTAAACGATGGTGATGATGGTGTAGTTCCAGCAGTTGATTCGGCCACATAAGCCGATCTTAGCTGATTTGATGCTGAGCCTGTCATATTGGCCTCCTATTGGTAAGAATAGCGCACGAATGGCGCGGTTAAAGTTGCGATGTTAAAAGGTATATCAGAAATTGTCCCAGAAATATATGGGTGTTGGTTAATAGGAGAGAATCTAATAAACTCATTTGACGATGCTATATTACCAGCATTGTCTAATCGTTTATTAAAGAACAGACCCATTAAAGTTTCCGCATAACCACGCCAGGAGGATGAACCATCTCCACCTGTCGTATAAATGTTAATAAACACATTACCCAAATGCTCTATTCGGTTATCAGTTCTACCGATAGAGCCTTGCATAGTTGTGCCATTAACAATACTTAGT